AGCATGACATATTTAGAATTAAAACAAAAAATTAGAGATTACACAGAAGTTAGTTCAACAGTGTTTACCGATACTATCATTCAAGGTTTTATTGAGGACGCTGAATTTAGAATTTTAAGAGATGTTGATTCTGATAATAACAGATTTTATGCTACAGCTAGCTTAGTTGTAAATCAAAGATATATTTTAGTTCCTCAAGATACCTTAGTTATTAGATCAGCTCAGATTGTTAAACCACCAAGTGGCAGCGAAGACAGAGGCTTTTTACAGTTTAGAGACACTAATTTTATGAGCGAATATAACCCTACAGACGCTACTGGAGAGCCAAAATACTATGGCTGGTGGGACGCAAACAATATTGTATTTGCTCCTGTTCCAGATAAAACTTATGAAATTCAGATAAATTATATCTTGAAACCCACTGGATTATCCGCTACAAATAGTACCTCATATTTAGGTACGAACTTTCCCAACGGACTTTTATATGCATGCCTAATCGAGGCTTACGGATTTTTAAAAGGCCCACAAGATCAGTTGACACTATACGAAAATAGGTATAAACAAGCTGTAGAGGCCTTCTCAATCGAAGCGATGGGAAGAAGAAGACGAGATGAATATCAAGCTGGTGTTCCTCGTATAGGAAAACAATAAGGAGTTTTATGGCAATTACACAAGCGGTAGCAAATAGTTTTAAGAAACAACTATTAGAAGCAAAACAAAATTTTTTAACATCAGGATCTGGTGGAAACACTTTCAAGTTAGCTCTTTATTCTAGCTCAGCAACTTTAAATTCAGCAACAACTGTTTACACAACAACAAACGAAGTTGGTAACTCAGGATCTTACTCAGCGGGAGGTGGAACTCTAGTAAACTCTGGAACTTCTATTTCAGCTGGTGTTGCAAGAACAACGTTTTCAAATTTATCTTTCACGTCTGCAACAATCACTGCAAGAGGTGCTTTAATTTATAATACAAATCAATCTAACGCTGCGGTTTGTGTTTTAGATTTTGGATCAGATAAAACAGCAACATCTGGAACGTTCACAATTCAATTCCCAGCAAACACATCAACTGCCAGTATCTTAAGGATATCAGGTTAATTAGGAGGTAGCCTCCTATGGCCGACAAAACATATACAGTCACTGTCGCAAGTGGAAGCTTGTATGGTGGTGGCACAGGTAATGTTTTTTATGTAGACGGAGTTCGAAATGCAACAGGACCCGGTGAAATTGATTGGGTTCAAGGAGCCACTTTAAGATTTGAACAAAGTGATTCTTCAAACAATAATCATCCATTATTATTTACAACTAATGCATCCGCACCAAACTCTTACAGAATAAGTGCTGGGGTAAGTTATTATTTAGATGGAGCTTCAGACGTAGGATCTTATACTAATACCTCTTTATTTAATGCGGCTACAACAAGATATGTAGAAATTACTCCTGCTAACAATGTTGATTTTTTTTATTATTGTTATGTTCATGGTATTGGAATGGGAGGTCCAATAGATCTCGTACAAAATGCATGGGGAGCTTTAAATTGGTCACAAGGTGCTTGGCAGGATCAAGGAAATAGTGGAGCAACTCTAACCGGAATCGGAACAACGTTTAGTTTAGGAACACCTGTGATCACTGCCACAGTAGAACAAGGTTGGGGTAACAGAACTTGGAATCAAGGTTTATGGGGTAATGATTCTAATGACACACCAATTCCAACAGGAATTTCTTTATCTGCTAATTTAGGAAGCGTAAGTGTTACGGCTTTAGTAAATGAAGGTTGGGGAAGATTAGCTTGGAATGAGTCAGCTTGGGGACAAGCAGGAACAACTTTATTAACAGGATTACCTATATCTGCGTCTTTAGGATCTGTCTCAATTACAAGCGAAGTAAACACTGGTTGGGGAAGAGAAGCTTGGGGAGATGAACCATGGAATGAAAATACCGCTGTACAAAATGTAGACGTAACTGGTCAACAAGTAACAACAAATCTAGGAAGTGTATCAATTAGTGGAGAAATTAATCTTGGTTGGGGTAGAAAAGGTTGGAACGAACAAGAGTGGGGAACTCCTAATGAATCAGCACAACCAACAGGATTTAATTTATCAGCAAGTTTAGGATCTGTTTCAATAACAGCTGAAGTAAATTCAGGTTGGGGAAGAACTAATTGGGGTGAATTAGGTTGGGGTATTCCAGGGACTTTAATACCAACTGGAGTATCCATGTCAGCATCGTTAGGCACAGTAACAGCAGTTGCTGAAGTAAATATTGGTTGGGGAAGAAAAGAATGGGGTCAAGGTTTATGGAATAATGATGGGGACAATTTAATAGTACCTACAGGATTCGGAATGAATGTTGTTCAAGGTCTTCCTTCTATTGATGCAGAAGTTAATACTGGTTGGGGTAGAAACACGTGGGGAGGATTAGATTGGGGTGGATTCTCAGATTCTATAATTGTAGGGGTTTCTGGAAATCCTATAACTGTGTCACTAAATAGTGTACTTCCTATACCAAATACCATTGCTACACCTACAGGAATTAATACAACAATTAATTTAGGAACCCTTGACATTGACGCAGATGCGAATATAACAGTAACAGGAAATAGCTTGACAGCGGCTACAGGATCGCTTAATGCTATTATCTGGAACCAAGTTAATACAGGCACAGCACCCACTTGGAAAAATGTTGACACCGCTGCTTAATTTTAATAAAATACGAACAAATAAGGACTTAAAACTATGGCAAACAGTACATCAAGCTTTCTAAAACTTACCGTACAAGCGACTGGTGAAAACTCAGGTACGTGGGGTACAATTACAAACACAAACTTATTAATTCTTGAGCAAGCATCAGCTGGTTATGAAGCAGTAGCACTTAATGCTACAACAGGAGCAACTCTAGTTGCAACAAATGGTGCTGTTTCAAACGCTAAAAATATAGCATTAGAATTAACTGGAACAATTACAGGCGCAGTAAATGTCACTGTTCCAATAACAGAAAAATATTACATTATTAAAAACTCAACATCTGGAGCTTACGCAGTAACAGTTAAAGTATCAGGTCAAACTGGTGTAACTTGGGCTGCTGCTGATAAAGGAACTAAAGTTCTTTATGGTAACGGAACAGATATGATTAACTCTAATTTAGAGAAATTATCATCTGACTACGCTCCTCAACTTTCAGCTAACTTAGACGCAAATGGTCAAAACATTTTAATCGATGGTGCTAATTTTATCGGAGATGAAAATGGTAATGAACAAATTAAATTTGTAACTACAGGATCAGCTGCAAATGAATTTTCAGTAACTAACGCTGCAGCAGGAAATGCTCCAGCATTATCAGCTACTGGTGGTGACACAAACATTGATATGACTTTAACTCCAAAAGGAATTGGTAGAGTTACATTAAATGGTGGTGGTAAAATTCAACAGCTTGCAGAAAAAGTTACAACATCTGCAACAGCAGCTACTGGAACAATCAACTATGATGTTATTACACAAGCAGTTTTAAATTACACAACTGATGCAGCAGCAAACTTCACAGTAAACTTAAGAGGAGATGGATCTAATTCATTAAACTCTATTATGGATACAGGTGAATCTATTACTGTAGCATTTATTGTAAAACAAGGTGCTACACCATATTACAATAATGCTTTTCAAATCGATGGATCTTCTGTAACTCCAGAATGGTCAGGTGGATCTGCACCATCAGCTGGAAATGCTAACTCATTAGATGTTTATACATACACAGCGATTAAGACTGGTGATGCTACGTTCACAGCGTTAGCAGCTCAGACTCAATTCGCTTAATAGGAGGATAGAAGAAAGATGCCAATTATAGGATCATTCGCAGCAGGATCAGCAAAAGGTTTCGGTCTAACTATGGCCGGAAAGAAAATTGAAGGTGTTTCATTTTTAGTTTTAGCTGGTGGAGCCGGTGGGGGAACCCATCAGGGTGGCGGCGGAGGAGCTGGCGGCTATCGTTTAGCTGATCCAGGAAACTCAGGTCAATACTCAGGTGGACCTGATAACACTTCTTCTCAAGATCCTGGAGGACAATTAGATTTATTTTTAGGAAAAGATTACTCTTTAGTTGTAGGAGCTGGTGGAACAGGTGGGTCAGTGACTTCACCTTCACTTTATTCTACTAACGGAAGTCCATCAATATTCGCAACTGTAACATCATTAGGTGGCGGCGGAGGAGGTGCACACCCACCTACAATCAGAGATGCTAATCCTTTAATT